TGGACATCCTGACCCATGAAAACACAATGGAGTTGTTCCGGTATGCCGCATCCAGTGAAATGTTTATTGCGGATTGGCGGGAACGGATGATAGGTGAGACATTCGAGCCGGCGCAGTTTGTGGAATTGGTGGAGAAGTACCTTTGAGAGCCAAACGATTCTATTGCAGGCGCAACAAGGATGCCGCCGATGATTTTATCAAGGCACTACGGGCGGCGGGATACCTGTGGGTGAGCACGGTTGAAGAGGCTGATTTCCTGTTCATGGATCACGATTGGGTGGGCTATGACGCAAGCGATAATTACAATCGTGCGTTACGTTCCAAACCGATGTTCATTTACCCGCACACGCCGTATTCATATTTCTTGTGGGATGGAGTTTGGAAAGCGGAGAAAGTTCTTGTCAATTTCGTAGTGGGGCAGGCAGCCGTAGAGTCCATGCGGATATACGGTTATCCCTACCGCGTGGAGTCCATCGGTTTTACAGGCTGTCCGATTGAGGAGTTTAAACCTACGCTCGGTACCAAACTGCTATTCGCGCCGGCTCATCCGTTGCATGATGGCAAGTACGCGACACCTGATGCACTAGACCAAATCAGAGAGGTATCCCATTTGATCGTTTCCAATCTCAGGCGCTTCGAGCGCGTGACCGTGCGGCATACACACACGCTTGAAATGTGCGGGCTGGATGAGTTCAAAGGGAGGCGCGTACAATTCGAGTGCGTTGATCCTTATGCCCTTGCAGACATTCGAAACGACTCTATTCGAGCAATGCGTCAAAACGATATTGTTATTTCAAACGCAACCTTTCTACACATGGCGGTTGCCATCGGTATGCCGGCGCTCTGTTACGGCTGTCGAGATAGTATTGCCAACTCACGAGAGGGCAACGCGGCGCATTACACACAGTACAAGCACTTGATGCACTTCCCGCTCACGCTCGAAGATATGAGCATTGATGAGATATTGGACTGCCGGCGCGCGCGCGATGGTAGAATAGAGGAGTGGAAACGGCTGAATATTGGCGAGCCATTCCAGCGCGACAATTTCCTAGCGGTCATAAAGGAATACTTCTAAATGCAAGGCAAACGAGCCTATCCCAATCCCGGCGGTTTTTTGTATCTTGATATGGGGGAGTATGGATTCAATGAGAGTAACAAAATTTGGGAGATTAGACCACCCGGCAGACATGCGGACACGATACCCAACGCGCGGGTGATTGAGCACGGAGACAACGCCATCACGGTAACAGGTCTGATAATCCACGTGGACACAGACCGCAAGGGCAACCGGCGAGAATGGCGCGGGTGGTTGGAACATGGCTATTGGCGGGAAGCATGATTGCTCATCAATTCAATCTCCCGATTGAGACCGAGGAAACGCTAAAGAAATTCGTGCAAGTTGCCTGGGGTGTGACTATTCCAGACAAGCAGGTTTGTGAAAATCATACAACTCCCTGGCGGGCATTTTGCGATGCGTATTTCGCGCGTCATCCTGTCACCGTCTGGCATGGTTCGCGGGGCTTCGCCGGCAAATCCTACACCCTGGCTGTACTCGGATTGACCGAGGCGGCGACTCTGGGGGCGGATGTAAACATCCTGGGCGGCAGTGGGGCACAATCCAAAAGGGTATTAGAGCACGAAACGAATCTATGGCATTACCAGAACGCGCCGCGGCATCAACTGGTATCGGATGCCTCCACAGTTACCCGTCTGACCAACGGCGCAAAAGTCGAGGCGCTCATGGCGTCGCAGGCATCTGTCAGAGGTCCCCACCCGCAAAGGCTTTTGCTGGATGAAATTGATGAAATGGATTTATCCATCCTCGAGGCCGCGCAGGGGCAGCCGATGAGTAAAAACGGCATAGCGACTCAAACGGTCATGAGTTCGACTCGTCAATATCGGCACGGCACGATGCAGGAGATATTGAACCGTGCAAAGTCGAAGGGGTGGGCAACCTATACATGGTGTTATCGTGAGACTATGCAGCCGCATGGCTGGTTGTCTCAGGCGGATGTAGAGATCAAACGGTCCGAGATCACAACTCGGATGTGGGAGACGGAATACGAGAATCAAGAGCCGTCATCGGAAAGCAAGGTATTCGATAACCTCGAAATCCGCACAATCACAGATGAGGAAATCAAGCAGTTCGATAATATTCTCCAAGGAATCGACTGGGGTTTTAGTCCAGATCCCTTTTCATGGGGTAAAATGCATTATGACGCCGGCGGGCGCAAGCTGTATATTTTCGATGAATACCGTCAATGGCGGCAGAGTAACCGTGATACCTATGATTATTTGGTGAAAGAAAAAAAATTGAAACCCCACGATCTTATTATTGCAGACAGCAACGATACGAAATCAGTAGCTGATTACAGAGAATACGGCGCGAACTGCCGGGCGGCTGAAAAGGGGAACGAGAGCCGCGCTTATAGTTATAAATGGTTACAGGGATTGAAGGCAATTGTCATTGATGAAGATCGAGCACCGTATCACAAAAAAGAGTTTGAGGAAGCCGAACACCCACGTACCAAAGACGGTGAGATTATATCGGAGTATCCACAGGTCAATGACCATGCCATCGATGATACACGTTACGCCACTAACCTTATCTGGCGTCAAAGAGGCGAATAATGTTCAGAACCATCCTTGAATGGCTCTCGGGAGTAATCCAAAAAATGTTAGCAACCAACCAAATCACAACTGCGATTCAACAGCAGGTCGGTTCCATGTATAACATCAGCGCAGAGATGCAAAGCGCCTTGCAGACCTGGTGCGCGATGTACCTCAATCAAGCGGACTGGGTCACGAACGATGTTAAGTCGATGAACCTACCCGCCGCGATAGCCGGCGAGATCGCGCGTACTGCGACCATTGAAATGACCGTATCCGTATCAGGCTCCCCGCGTGCGGACTTCCTGCAAACGCAAATGGATATAGTCACCGATAAGATACGCCAACAAATCGAATACGGGAACGCCAAAGGCGGGCTGATGTTTAAGCCCTATGTGGACGGGGACAAGATTTGCATTGATTACGTCCATGCCGATATGTTCTATCCCTTAGCCTTTGACGCCAATCAGAATATTACCGCCTGTGTGTTCGCGGATCGCCGCAAAAAGGGCCCGTACTGGTACACCCGCTTCGAGTCTCATCAGATGTTGGAGGGTGATTTATACAGGATACGCAACATCGCCTACCGCTCCGACTCACAGGTATATCTCGGTTCACAAGTGGATTTGTCAGTCATCCCGGAATGGGCGGATATTCAGCCTGATACCACTCTGCAAAACATCACACAGCCACTATTCGGGTACTTCCGATTCCCGCAAGCTAATAACATCGACTCTACATCACCGCTCGGAGTCTCCTGCTACGCGCGCTCGGTAAAGTTGATCGAGGAAGTAGATAAGCAATGGACGCGGTTATTGTGGGAGTTTGAGAGCGGAGAGCGTAGATTGTTTGTAGATAAATCGGCTTTGGAAAAAGACGCGGACGGTAAGCCGATACTGCCTCAAAAGAAATTGTATAAAGTTCTGAACATTGCCGGCATGTCTATCAACGCTCCCGGCTTCTTCGAGGACTGGACGCCCACCCTGCGAGAGGTGAATATCCTAAATGGGCTGGATGCCATCCTCAGGCGCGTGGAGTTTAATTGCGGCATGTCATACGGAGTCTTATCAAATCCGAACACGCAAGCGATGACCGCGACCGAGATAAAAAACAGCCAACAGCGTTATTACACAACCATCACCGACGTGCAAAAGGAAATTGAGAACGCATTAGAGAGTCTATTGTATGGAATGGATATATGGACGACTCTATACAGCCTTGCGCCGGTCGGAGTCTATGAAGCGGTCTATGAGTTTGACGACTCGATTGTCTCTGACCATGACACGCAATTTACACAGGATAAAGAAGTTGTAGGGATGGGCGCAATGTCAAAGGTGGAATTTCGGATGAGGAATTACGGCGAAACCGAGGATATAGCCAAGCAAAAAATAGCGATGGTAGACTCCGAGACCACAAACCAATTTGGGGCCCGGATAAACGCTCTCAGAACACAGCCGGCGATCAATGAGAATATCTGAGGAGGACGTACTCGAAGCTATGCGACTCTGGCGGCAAACCGTGCCTCCCGCGTATCAGGGGC